GCGTTACCCTTAAGTAATCTGTAAACTTCCATAAGCTTTTTATAAACCGCCGGCGCCATAGCCTCATTGGGCCGTTCAGCTAAAAGTCTTGAAAAAGCATTAGCATAAGGCTGCTTTGTATTGTTATCCATAACTGTTATAGGCAGCTTTGCCATAGAATTGCTTATTAAATCAACACAAGCCGCCACTGCTGATATTTTCATGGCTGTTTGCTCATTACTTGCAGTAGCCCCTACCAGCCAGCCGTCTAAAGAATCGGTACTTAAAAAGTCTCTGTCCGTTTTAACTTGGCTTAATATCCGGCCATGCCTGAAAATATTTTCGACTATCATTTCTCACGCTCCTTATCGGTACAGCCGGGATTTTTAAGCGCTGCGTTATATTCAAGCAAGCTGCCATATAGAATTAACCCTATACCGCTGACAATAAGCCCCAGCGCTAAGCTAATTAAAAAACAGCCTAAACAGACCGAAATAAGACCGGCTAATATAAAAATATCTCCAATGTATTTACTCACATACTCCACCTCCCGCTTCTGATCAGCTCGTTAATATCCACCTTATTTACCAATGCTCTCACCATGGCATTAATAATAGCCGCCGCCAAATCAATGCGCTAACGGCACATTCACGCAACCCCTGTAAAATCAAGGCTTCTAGCCACAAAAAAGCCTAACCCGCCCTTACTACGACAGTTATTAAGACAATCGCCTATTCTTTTTTATCTTCGTTTTGCTCCCATAGACCCCCCAATTTGTCCATATTGTTTCTTTTTTGCTCGTCTAAAGCATGTACGTATGTATTAAGCGTTACCTTAGCATCTGTGTGGCCCAATATTTCTGACAGGCTCTTAATGTCAAATCCGGCTTCAACGCAACGTGTAGCAAACGTGTGTCTCAAAGCATGAAAATAAATTCTTTTAACACCTGCCATTTCCAGACACTTTTTTAGCATTTTATTAAAATTAGTATTATCTAAAACACTGCCGTACATAGTTACAAACAGACTGCCATCATCAACCCAAACACCATCTTTTATACGGCTTTCACAAGCCGGGGTAGGATATGCGCCCCAATGCTCTTTCAAAAGCTCAACGCGCTTGTTTCGTTCGCTTATAAAGTCTCTTAGCATTTCAAGCATAAACCCCGGCAGAGGTATAACTCGCTTGCTTTTCTCTGTCTTAGGGGCTGCAATATACTTTGTTGACTTTTTCTCTTTGCATGAGTAAAGGCGCGTTATAGAGCGCTGTACGGTTAATGTAGCCGCCTCAAAATCAATGTCGCTAATCCTTAATGCCGCTAACTCTCCTATTCTTAGCCCGGTATACAGGGCCAGCAGTATAGAAAACGCGAGTGGGTTGTCATGTTCAAGCACAGCACTTTCAAGCTTTTTCTGCTCTTCAACTGTTAGCATTTCTACCTCCGGTTTCTTCTTTTTCGGCAACTCAACATGTTTGGCCACATTTTTAGTAATAATATCATTTCTGACAGCCCGTTCCAGAGCTGCATTAATAAGCAGGTACATTCTGCGGCGGCCCTCTAGGTAAAACTCTCCTTCTTTGCCATCATATCTTTTTAATGCCTGTTTGTTAAAGAATTTCTGTAGCATGTCCTCTCTCAAATCTTTAAGGGTCACATTTTGAAAATAAGGTATTGTGCGCTGGTGTATGTCTTGATAGTAAAGCATATATACTTTCTCAGTAACTACAGGCTTTTTATATACTTCAAGCCACTCAGCCAGCCACACAGTAAATAGTATCTTGCTTTTATCCATGTTAAGCCCTTTGTCTGATTCTCTAATGGCTGCCTTTAATTTCTCTCTTACTAACTGCTGGCCTTTACCGTAAACGCTTCTACGCTTTCCGGCGTTATCAGTGTAGGCCGCAGCCCAAAGTCCGTCTTTTCGGCGGTATATGCTACCCTCACCGTTGGCGCGTCTCTTTGGCATTTATGCACACTCCTTTCACCCCTCAAACTGTTGTAAGCCTTAGTGGGTACGTTCTTCTGTTCCAGCGCCTTATTACTTCATCAAGGGCCTGTTCTCTGGTGTATGTTTTATACTCTAGCCCTTTGTCGTGGTTGTAAACAGCATAAGCCCAATCATAAGTATGACGAAAGCCCACGCGACATAAATCACATCTTACAATCATATCCCGGCCGCCACCGTATACAGCTTCCACATCTTTTATACTAACTGTATTGCCGCAAAATGGACACGGCGCTAGTTCGGGTTCGGGTATATACTCTTTTCTTTCTATGTTGACTACTGGCATATAAATAGCTCCTTTATCGGTGGTGTTTGCTCCGCTTAGAAATATACTTTGGGCAGATGACTATATCTGCTTTGAAGCTCTGTTTGCAGTTGTTTTTACAGCGCTTACAGAATTTGCAGTATTCTACTCTGTTAAGCTCATTTAAGAAAAATATGTTTCTCTGTATGTGCACTAGCGACAATCGAGACATGCGCTATACTCCTTTTTAGTGTTAAAATCTAGGGTGGTTTTTGCTGTTTTTTTGCGCTGTGTGCGTCTTGAATTTATTAAGTAATATAAAACCCTTACTTAACCAAATAAACCGCTTGCGCGAGCTTATAGGCATATATTTCACCGCTGAGGCTTTACTTTTTTCTCTTTTAATATCTGCTCGTATTTATACCGCCTTGCAGCCGATGTAATATAAACGCCTTTCAGAAATTCAATAAGAACTTTTAAAAGCACCTTGCAAGCAAGCCTTGCTTTTTTCTCAATAAAAAAACTCCTTTCTTATTTGGGTACTTGAAAGAAGCTTTACACCATGCTATAATTAGTTTTGCATAGGGTAAAGGTCTTTCTAGGCCATAGCTCTTGTTGCCGAAACAGTCCGTTGTCCGCCAAGACATTAGACGGGCTGTTTCTTATTTTTTTGCATTAAAATATTCTGAACATATTAATCTGACTATTGAAGCAAGAGAGATACTTTTCTCCTCAGCCTCTTTCTTTAATTTGTTGTAGAGTTCAGACGGTATTTTAATGTTCAGGTTTTTATCATTCAATAATACACCTCCTGACAACTTCAATAGTACTACAACAATTGGAGCATGTCAACCCCTAAATCAAAAATAAATAAAAACATTTACAGCGCGCTAATCGCACATTTTGTGTGTACGTGTTGTACTTGTGTGTACGTGTTACTTTCTTCAAAGTACATAGGCCAAAAGCCTTTTATATAGCGGCTTTGGTACGTGTTGTACGTGTTGTACGTGTATTTTATACACTTAGAAAAAAACGAGAGAAACAAATTTCTTCCAGTGTGTAAAACACACGTACAACACGTACAACACGTACCAAAGCCGCTATATAAAAGGCTTTTGGCCTATGTACTTTGAAGAAAGTAACACGTACACACAAGTACAACACGTACATAATCCAATAAACAAGCCATTTTTCACTATTTAATTAAAAATAATAAACACAAAACGTGTTTTTAGATGCCTAAGCACAAAATAAATAAAAACATTTACACCTTAAGTTTAATATGCTATAATAAAGGCACAATAAAAGGGGAGTGCATGAACACTCCCCCGGCACAACCGCTTTAAAGGCGGCTAGGCTTGCAAGTTATTACGGAAAATAACCCACAACCTTTGCACAGGGCGGGTTATTTTTTTGCATCTGAATTCTTTAATAAAATTGCTATTATAATCAATATCATAATTGACAGCAATTCAAAATCAGACATATCTTCCACCCCCTTTCTATAGGGAGTGCAAGCCTAAACCGCCCTTATGCACTTGTGCTAGGCACATTATAACATATTATGACACAATTTCAAATACTAATTCCTATACGGCCCTACTTAACCACAGGGTAATCGCTAAGCTCAAAAGACATAACGCTTTTACAGGTCAGCTTTAAATCCTTCTTATAACCCTCAAAATCATCAATTCTAACAACCTCATAGGGCTTATCCCTAAACAGCACATGCATACCGGCCTCGATATCATTACGCCAGTTAACAAAGAAATTACACTCTGCATCAAAAACTTGGCTGTATGATTCTAACCTAAGGTCAGTCTTTAAACTCTGGTAACAGGCCCATAGCCTTTTAGGGGTTAGCGGCTCCCATCCGCTGTTATAAATATCCCCATAACTGCTTTTCCCCTTTATGGGCCTGTATATGGCTATTTTCTTATCTTTGATATAAGTAAAATTACTCTTGCGCGACATTGCATCACCTTCCTACTGCACATTTAAAAACTCTTGATAATGGGCCATAAGCACAACATAAGCATCTAATAGGCTTGATGTGCCGTCTATGCGCTGTTTGGCGGCCTGATTCTTAATAGGCACTATATTACCGTTCCTGTCGGTCTGTATGCCTGTATTAGTCAAGCACCACTTAAGCATAGGGTTATTGTTATAATTGACTTTCTTGGCCGCTAAATCGGCCCCTAGCTGTTGCATGGGTAAAGATAAGGTTTTAGCCCCCTGAATAACCTTTTCCATCTTGAAGCCGTGATTCTCCATCTCATCAACCCAATACCTGGCAGAATAGCCGTCGTAACCTATCCATAACGGCGTAATGCTGTAATCGTTAAGCATTTCAATAAACCATACGGTTACATCAGCATAATTAATACTGTTGCCACTACACAGCCTAAGCAAGCCCCTCTTAAGCCATATATCATATGGTATCTTGTCCATCTGCACGCGCTTATCAAAGTTATCAGCGGGCAACCAGTACATTTGATGTATGAAGCGCTGCCCGGCTTTATTAAGCATTAAGAGAGTGGCACAGGTTAAGTCAGTAGTAATAGACAAATCAGCCCCACCGATGGCATAACAGCCTCTAAAGTCTTTAATATCAAATGTATCTTCGTTATTCAAATCTTCAAAGGTAAGCCACGCTGATGTTATTGTACTGCGTATATTAAAATCCTTAGTAAGAATACCGTTCAAATCTTTGGGGCTGTTCTTGGCCTTTGCTACTTTCCGCTCTAAATCCTCAGCTTTTTTAATATTACCCAGTCCGGGATTAGCCTTAACCCATGCTTTAGGTTCTTTCCACTCCTCCCGGTTGTCAAGTTCATACAGAATGGGTAAAAAATTATCATCTGAAAAAGTACCATCAACCACCTTACAAGCATACTCGTACATATCGTCGAAAATACATTCTCTAACCGTTCCGGCTGTGGTTATCATGATTAATAAGGGCTGCCGCCTTGCGCTTTGGCTCTGCTGCATAACCTCATACAATCCCCTGTCTTTAATGCCGTGTAGTTCGTCAACTATTATCAAATGTGCGTTAAGGCCGTCTAAGGTGCCTGAGTCTTTACCCAGTGCCTGAAATTTACTCATAAGTGCGCTAAAGTATAAATCCATCTTACGTTTTCTTATGTGCTTCGACAAGGCCGGGCTTTGCCTAACCATGTTATGGGCCTCATCAAATACTATCTTGGCTTGGTCTTTCTTAGTAGCTATTGAATAACATTCGCTGCCGCCCTCACCATCACCCATGAGCATATATAAGGCTAAGCCGCTTAACAGTGTTGATTTACCATTTTTGCGGCCACAGAGAAACATAGTTTCTTTGTACTGCCTAAAGCCTGTTTCACTATCTACAAAGCCAAATAAAGCAGATATATAAGCTTTTTGGAATAACTCCAACTTAACCGGCTGCCCGGCCCATTCACCTTTAGAGTGTTTGGCAAAGCTCTCTATAAACTCTATAGGGCGGTTAGCTCGGCCATGGTCAAATACAAACCGCCCTTTATTAAAAAGCGCGTCTACAAGCTTTCCATACTGCTTATAAACACGCTTAGAGACAATGGCGCGGCCGTCCTGAATCTCTGCCCAGTAATCCCTTATGTAGTTTGTTTGTGGCCCGGTCATTTTTGACCATCCTTTATGAAATCCATAAGCGGGTCTGCTATCGGCTCTGTGATAACCTCCGGCAAAAGACTCTCCAGCTGCTTATAAATAAGGCTGTAGCGCTGAATAGTAGTATTATAAGCTTTTAACGCCGGGTTTTCTCTCATAAAGCGCTGTCTACCCTGTTCAAATAAAGCCGTTGCCCCTTCTTTCTTAACTGTTTCCCTCAGCTCTGCAAGTGTTTCTTGCATAAACTCAAGCTCAATTATCAAGTCAACCGCCATATTTTTTCTATCTTCCGGCACCTTGTCTAAATAAAACTTAAGCTTAGCAGTGTTTAAGCTAGCTGTCTTTTTGCCCATTTTCCACCCCTTTCAGGCCTTTGTTTATCAGCAAGCCTATAGTACCTCTTAGCTAACCAAAGGCCCTTAAAACGCATAAAAAACACTACTCACCCTTAATATAAAACCTCATAGAGGGTCACGGATACCCCCTGGCCGTGGCGGCCGGGGCTGCGGCGCTAGTCGCGGTGCGGGGGGCTATACTTAAGGTTGCCATCCTCGTCAAAAGTAACGCCAGCGAACACAGCACCACCGCCACCATGAATCGCACTATGGCATCCATAGCATACCGCCTCAAGGTTATCCCAATTAAGCGTTATATCCGGGTTACTAATATTCTCCGCTGTAATCGGTTTCTTATGATGTGCTATAGTGGCCACACCACCACAACGTTCACAAACAAAATATCTATTTGCCATAAACCCATTTCGGCACCGTCGCCATTTTCGTGTAGTGTAAAACACCCGCATATTTTTACTTGTATTGCTTATAGCTTCCCCGGCTGTTGGGTCATAACAGCCGGATTTATTGTAATAAACATCCCTATCCATGTTAAGCGCGCCCTTCGGAAACGCTTAACGCCGTAAGCAGATTGTCAATAGTTCTCTGTAATTTCTCTGTATTGCTTCCATCTGCGTTGTACCACAATTGCAAGAGAAATCTGGCCGAAACAACGGCTAATGGGGAATAATTCCCCCCTTTAGCCTTATAACCCGTTGTTACTTCCAAATAATCGGGCATGGCAATAAGCAAAGACATTAATAACTCGTCATTATCCTCGCTGTCAAGCCTTAGTACGTCTCGCGCATCCTCAATCGTCATTATCATACAACACACCCTAACTTTTAAGCGTAAGCTTGACAAAGGCTTCATCAATTATCGGCTTACCGTCTGCCACGGCCATAGACCTATAATCAATTAACCCCTTTCTAAAACTGCTGTCTCTGCTTACTTCAAGCAATATATCTTGTGGATAGTTCATACCGTAATACTGAAAGTCACCGAACAATATAGTACCATCAGGCATAAAATCATCAATAACTATAGGCTTGCCCAGTATTCTATCAGCTCCACCCTCTCGGGCCTCATTAAATATAGGTCTGCCGGTTGCATCTAAAGTACTCATGATATAATTATATAAAGTAGCGTTGTTCATAGTCCATGTTGCATTATAGCTATAGCCGCGCTTAAGGGTTGCCGCTGTTTTAGCAAAGGTTTCATAAGCCGGCGCTTGATTCAAAAGCTCGGCTTTAATAACATCAGGCGCCAACAAGCCCAATGGCTGGCCCTCGCCTGTACCTTTTACTGCTGCAATTTGTAAGGCCGTAACTATTACCCTGTTTAGCTCTTGCTGCAAATAACTTTCATAAGCGTTTATGCTCATAGACCGGGCCGCCGCTGAAATACTAAATACCTTCATAAGCTCAAAACCCTCAAATTTTACATGGGTTGGCTTTTTGTTCGTTGGTGTGACTTCTTCGCCTTCAACATGCCATTCTGCGGCATCTTCCGGCGTTGCAACAGGTACAGCTAAATTTGCAGGAATGTCAAAGCGTCTGCACAAAGACAGTATGCCGCCGCTGTCAGCCGCCTTTTGAAATATTTCATCAAGCATCTGTGTAGGTATAACCGCCGCCGCTTCTGTCGTGCTGATAAAGGCGGCCCGGCGCTCAGCCGCTAACAATTGGTTGGCTCTTTGGTATACGGCGCTTTCTTCGCTGCTTAGCTGTTGATTAAGCATTGTTTTACAAAAGGCGCTCCTATATTCACGGCTTGCAAGTATGTCCTCGTCTGCCGCCATCCGTGCGGCTGCGGTAAAGTTCATACCTGTTACAGGGTTAAATTGTTGATTGTTACCGCTCTTTGCTGAACGCTCCTCTATATTTGTCTTTGCTTCGTTTAGGCCGTCCAGCTCTATGTTTAGTGCATCCATATCAGCATTAGCGTCAGTTTGAATCAAATTCTTAATCTCCGCGGCCCTTGTTTCAATTGCGCTTGTTGTGGCTGTCCTATAGTGGTTAAAAGCTTCCTGTACTGTTTTGAATGTCATAATATAATCGCTCCTTATGATTTTAATAATAATTGATTGCATTTAATGATAAGCGCGGCCCTTTTTTCCATATCCTGTAAAGCAGAGCGCGCTTCGACGCTTGCTTGCGGATAGGCCGGGAAGGGTGCTATTGATACCTCATAAATCTTATCAATTTTGAATATCTCTCTTACTCTTGTTTCTCTGTTCCATCTGTCACCGCCTACAGGCACTTTAAAGGCGAAACTCATGCCGGATAAATCCCCGCGCTTAACTGCTGTATAAACCGCTTGGGCTTCTGCTGTGTCCGGCAAACTAGCAACCATTTCAAGCCCTGCCGGGCCTTTGACTAATTGCATAGTTTTAGGCGTTCTTGCTAAAGGTACTTTGTTTAAATCATGGTTATACAAAAGGCGCGTGTCAGATACATCAGTATCATCAAGCGCGCCTTTTCGTATAATCTCTGTATACGCCCCTGCCGGGTCGTTTATGGTTGTGGGCGTATCATATACTATGGGTACGCCCTGTATAATAAGTCCGTCAGGCTCTGCCGGGCCTGCGGCTCTTATTTCACATACTCTTATTTCTTTCATATTTCGCTGTTCGCCTCCTTCATAACGTTTGTACCATGATTGTATTAGCTCTCTCTGAGCTTCCTTGTCCGGTCGCTCTATATCGGCCTCAAGCTGTTCAAAACAGACATCAATACCGGGGTTTATTGACACATACTCAGGATTGAGAGGCTTTAGAAAACTTTTGAAGTTATCACTTAAGTAAGTAGTGATAATGTAAGCAGTATCAATGTTTTTTTCAATAAAAAGTCTGTCACAGATTAAGCGCCTAAAGCTTATTATGTAATCATGTAAATTTTTGTTGCTAATGCTGCCGTTGCCAAAACTCAAAGCACGTTGCAAGCTGTCATAGTCATATACCAGGTCATTTTCTTTTACTTGCTCTTTCACATAGGTAGTTTTTCCGGCACAGGGCGGCCCAAACACTACAATTACTTTCATTGCCTCACCTCCGCTGTTTTTCTGGCTTTTCTCCTAAGTATTAAAAAATAATCATAATCGCAAGCCTCACATACTACGGTATCGTCCTCAAAATAAAAATACTCCTCACCGTCATGTATGCTTTCTCTGCATAAGTCACATTTAAGGGCAACTTTAGGCTTTGTGAGATACCCTTGAGCCAACATCTTACTTATATCAGGGTGTTCCATCATTCCAACCCCTCTATAATGTTTTTAGCTTGCTGCCTTGAAACGCCTATAGATATGGCAATAATATTTATTGCTTGACCTAAGGTTAAATCTTTAGTCGCGTACCTAGCCATAACATTTAATAGCGATTGTGTTTGTGCGCCATTTAATTGTTTGCCGCTTACCTCTTCTGCAACGTCTTGAACCTCTTCATTGCTGTTTTGCGGCACGGTGTCGCTTGCTTCTGCCCCTAGCTGGTACTGGTCTGCTTTTTCGGCATTTATGTAGTTAAGACTTATAATACGTCTATCTCCATCAGGCACACGGGGCAAATTTAATATCTCTAAAGACTGATTGACGCTTAAAAGGCCCAAAGGCATTAATTCATTAATTAGAGCGGCTTTAGTACGTGCGTTTGTGAATTGTAGCCGGTTAGCCTCAAACAAAATAGAATTACCGAACGCCTGTTCTTTCGGTGTAAACACTTTTTCGGTAAATTCTAAGGATAATTGTACGGCTATAGGCTCTATGACACTTTCATAAAAGGCCGCCCACTCGTTTTCGTTATAGCTGCTATTTACTATTTTTTCAGACACGCCCAAGTAAGAGTAGATTTTGTCTTTTGTGGCCTGTAACTGCTTTTCGTCTATGACATAAGGCTTATTGTTGATAGGTGAATACTCTGCCTTAGCGTCTGTTACAACTACGCCGCCGTTATTGTTCATTCTCATGTAATCGCTTATGAAGTTTTCTCTTTCTTCTTTCAGCATGTCAGGTGCAAGTACCTGAGTAAATTTTAAAATCCCTCGTATGTTAGCGCTGTTAGATATGCCCTTTATTATGCCCTCATTTTGTGTATGTGCAAGTTCAAGAGCAGGTATTAAGGCGGTGTTAGGGTCACCGAATAAGTCATTGTCGTTATAATTGCGGCGTAAATGAACTATATCAGAGTAGGGCAATATATAATCTTTGCCGTTGCTTAGAAGGAACTTGCAAAATAACTCTTCTGACAAATCCGTCATAAACTCCACACCGTTAGCCTTAAGAGGGAATATGCCCATTAATTGGCCTCTGTTATCTTTTTGCAAGTAAGCAAAAGCATTATTATATAAATAATAGTGGGTTATAAGCCTGTAAAGCATATCAAAAGCGCTTATATATGGGTTTGGCCGCATTTGCAAGAGCCTGTCAAGGTCAGACTTATTGCCATCTCTGCCTGTGTCCGTTTTTATGACATGAGTACCTTTAAGCTTAGAGGCGTTTCGGGCTATAGCGTCCACGGCTCCACGGTATATGTCGTTAGTGTACGCATTGCCTGAAAACGGCGTAAAAGTAGGGCCTAAACTTGTTATAAGTTCGGCCCTTGCTGGCTCCGGCGGTTTGCGCCGGAATATTTTGTTGAATATGTTAATTTTAATCACCTCTCAGTTCTTTCATTGTCTTAATGCCCATGTCAAACCCTTGTGAAAAACCATTTATTCTAGACTCATTATATACATCTGTTGTTAATGCTACTAACCTGTTATTTATAGTTGTATCAAGCTCCAAACCTCGTAAATACTCGCTTAATGTGTCAACTGCTTTGGTAAGTTCCGGGGTATTTTCAATTGCTATGGTTAACTCTTCGTTCTCTGGCATATATTAATCAACTCCCATCTTTTTGCTTGCCGTATACTCCCGCTCAAGCTCATTTACACAGGCTATGAGTAAGGAAGATGTAAAAGGGTCTTTGTATTGCTTAAGTGTCTCTGCTATTGCCGCCCAATCTTCATTTGTGCGCGGTTGTTTGTGGGTGTCCAGGAATCTATAGACATCTGCTAAGCACTGTCTTATGTATTGCTGGTAGGGCGTGTATATTTTCATAGGCAGAGCTTTTCAACCTTGCTTGTGATAGAAATACCGGCCTTATCCTTTGGCTTTACTGTTCTTGGCTCACTTAGAATTTTCAAATAAGGATTCTTGTACCATTTACGAAAATCGCGCTGGTTCATTGGTTTTATTGGCACATATTCAAAGGGATAAACAGCAATATCTTCTGAATTACGCTTTTTCAAGAGACTGCAACCACCAATAAGCGCGGTATCATGCCCAAATATGGTACACCAACCGTATTGATTACCGTCTATGTCTGTTATGCAAAAGGCTATACAATCAATGCAGCAGTTTCTTTTACGCTCTGTCATGGGTTAACACTCCTTGTGTTTATTTTTTTTAATTAAATAGTGAAAAATGGCTTGTCTGTTGACTTTTGTACGTGTTGTACTTGCGTGTACGTGTTTGAAAATGAAAACTTACATGCTCAAAGCAAGTAATTTCAATGCTTTGGTACGTGTTGTACGTGTTGTACTTGTGTTTTACACACTGGAAGAAATTTGTTTCTCTCGTTTTTTTCTAAGTGTATAAAATACACGTACAACAAGTACAACACGTACATAATCCGCTATACAAGGGGCTTTTTACCTATGTACTTTGAAGAAAGTAACACGTACACACAAGTACAACACGTACACACGAAAAGTGTGATTTGATATTTAATCATTTTCATCATGCAAACTTACAAGTCTAAGCTCTCTATCAAAAGAAAAGGTGTGATTACGTCTTGATGATTTATGAATTATTCTGTCATATAAATACAATTTATGCGCTATGTTTGGAAACTTCTTAGCAAGAGAATGGGGTGTATGTCCATCATAGTTCCCGGCATACCGCGCCATGTCAATTAAAAAATCACTGGCTGTACGCACAACACCTATAGAATTATCTTTCAGTAGTCCTTTTATTGTAATAACTACAGGGTCTTTGTTATACTCCTCTTCATCATTGGCAGTCTGTATTTCCTCAACACTGCCTACAAGCTGCTGTCTGCATGTTTGCTTATCCCATTTTATTTTATAGTCGTGCTCTTCCACATCACGCCCGGTGATACTTAATGTTGTTTCTTCGTCTGTTCTTTTCTCTCGGTGAAGAACTATGGAAACGTCAGAGGTTCCCATAATTGCCATGGTACCGCTTATCATGTTAAATGGGTCGCTTCCATCTGTCATTTTGCGGTTATGATGCAGCACCAGTATAACTATATTAAACTCATCTGCTATGTTCTTTAAAATGCTTAAATCAGCATATTCAGCGGCATAAGGGTTATTGCTTTGCCTTGTGAGCGAACGCACTTTCTGTAATACGTCAATTGCAATTAACCCTGTTTCCGGGTGTTCCTTTATGTATTGCCGTAGATAAACATCCAACCCATTATCTAGGGTTGGTGCGTTTATTGCGTAGCTAAAACATTCCGGCGCTATTCTGTCTTTTAATATAGAGTTCATACGCTTTTTAAGCCGCCTGTAGCTATCTTCAAGCGCTAAGTAAAAAACTCCGCACTTTTCAGTGTTAAAGCCCAGAAATGGCTCACCCTCTGCTACAGACAAACACAGGTCAAGCGTCAGCCAGCTTTTACCATATTTTGATGGCGCTGTTAAAAGGGCAAGCCCTTGCGGAAGAATTTCAGCAACAATAAATCTGATTGACGGCAAGTCTGCTTTTTGTAATGCTCTTGCTGTCATTATTTCATGTGGTTTATTATTTTGGGCTATTTGCTTCTTTATCTCATCCGCAATGTCTTTGTTGCCTGAACTCGCCATCTCTCACCGCCTTGTTAATGTCCATATAAAGACTAATTTTGTCTTGTAGATTACCACTAAAAAGTATGCTCCAATGATACTCAAGTAATTGTTTTCTGTTTATCGCTGACATAAAATCATCTGTAAATTCGCCTGTTGTACCGGGATTACTAACCACTTCCAGCGCTTCTAATAAGTGGATATTTTCACATACATAATTATAATAGCTATGTTCCCATTTATTAAAAGCGCTGGTTATTTCCTTATCCTTTTCCCTCTCTGCTATTTGCAGCGTTTGTTCCTCTGAAGCTTCCCCATCAGTAAGCCTTAAGCAAAAATCATTGTCCAATTTCCTGACAGCTTCCAGAGGTTCCAGGCTATAATAGGCCACCACAAAATCTATAGTGCTGCCACCTTTACCGCAACCAAAACAATAGAAACTATTTGTAGTAGGGTACAGTTTTAAAGATGGTGTTTTTTCATTATGGAGTGGACATATAGCTTTATTGTGGCTGTTAATTTTGATACCATAATAATTAAAC